TTTGTGGTGAAAAAAGTTGCCGGTTTCGGTATTGAATGTTAGTAAATATATTCAATTGGGCGCCCTAAAAAGGCGCCCTTCTTTTTTTATTTTAATAAATGTTCTATCCAACATTGTGCGGATATTTTGGAAGGATGTTTACTATCATCCATTACAACAACAAATTCAGTTTTGCTAAATTGAATAATCAATTGACCTAAATACCAAATTTTTTTCATTTTAATCTAATTTTAAATTGTTCAAAAATGTGTTCTACAATTACCCATAATACAACCATTAGTGCGAAAATTACTGCGCACAGAAATCTAAAAAATAATGCAATTGTTAATATTAGTTTTTTCATAAAGGTTAAAAAAGTTAATGAGCCTTATATTTATTGTTTTGGTCTTTGTGAACGTATCCATTATTTATCCAAATTTTCATAAGTTGTTTTGCATACGTATTAGATTCAGCAGTACGTTCCTTTATTTCGTCCACAATTTCACTATACAACATTGGTATAGTTACTATTTGACTGCATAACCTTTTTGATTCTATTGCATTAAGGTCGGACGCTTTTCCGCTTTTCTTTTTTACCGATTCATTTTCCACCTGTTGAAACTTCCCATTAAAGTTCATTAATGTTACAGGTTCAAAATCAGCATCGGAACGCATAAACCTACTAGCCATTACAAAAGTATTATTTTCCTTATCTTTTTTAACTTCCAGAGTGGATTGTGCAAACCTATCGGAATGTGAACCTATTACACCGGTCGTATGATCGTTGGATTTATTAAAATGTAATACTGAAATTATTAACAGGTCGTAAACCTTAGTTATTTTTTTTAACCATTTAGTTAGCATACTTGATTCCGTTTCGTCATTATAATTAACGATAAGGTCAAGTAAACCATCTAACACCAATACCGAGCAATCCGGATTTAGTTCCAAATATCTTTCCACCATTTTTCTAATTGTTCCTGTGCCATCTTCACGAACTTGAAAAGAATCAAAGTTTTGTGGTAGGTGTGGTAGGTCAGCAAAATTCCTAATGGATTCTATGCGCTTATAATAGTCAAAATCGGAAGATTCAGTATCGAACAGGCATAATCTTTGCCTATTTTCCGGTAGCGTTAATTTCATTGTGAAAATATCGTACGGAACAAATGCAGAGGCAATACAAGAATTTAAAAAACTTGATTTACCCGCTTTCGGCAATCCACCATAAATTACATACGCCTGTGTACTTCCTACCGCTTTACCACCGATTCGCAAAATGACATTTTCCTTATCGGGTATGTGGTCGGGTTTATATTTTCGCAGTTCAAGTAATTGGTCAATGGATGGTTTTTGAATGTTAGTATTTTGTTCCATTTACCAATTTTGCATTATTGCGCAAATTATAAAAGCAATTAGTACAATTATCCCTGCCTGTGTATTAGGGTTCGATAAGCGACTTTTTAATAGTTGTATTAGAGTTTTCATTTGTTAAGTTTTTTTGAGTTTCTTCCAATTGTTTTAAAAATAGTACTGCATCTTCAATTGAAACTTTTATAAGTGTTTCCGGAAGCAGATTGTCTTTGTAAATAGCCTTATAAATTTCCAAAGCAAAATATTCCAATTTAGTTAATCCGTTTGAGGGAAATCCAACGGAACCAAATTTATCCTGTATTGGCATAGTTGTAAAGGCGTTTGAAATTGCAATTTTCATATTTGTGATTTTAATAATTAAAATTTTCTGACATTTTTAATACCCATTTATTATTTTGGTATTTCAATTTTATATTTTTAGCATACATACAACCACAACAATCATATTCGTGTCCACAATGTTCACGCCAACTATTTTTTCTTGCATAACGATTAATTATCTTATATCTTAATTTAGTCATTCGACCATCTATAATATGTTCATAAATACGATAATCAATGTCAGCGTCAATAATGTTAAACTTTCTCATAAATTATTTAATTTAAATTTTAAAGTTTCTAAATCACGATTTAATTGCTCAATTGAATCTTCAACTAAATTTTTTAATTCCTGTTCAAGTAAAAAAGGAAATACAAATTGGTCTAAGATTATAAATTCCTGTTTATAATCTTTGTTAGCTTCAAACATAATACGAATGTTTGACCAATTTTTTAGAGCCTGTAATTGCTCTAGAACGCTTATGCGTTTTTGTAATCTTTGAATGTCCAGAAGCGTATGCTCCTGTAAAGTGGTGTTAGCCATAAAAAGCGGTTTAAATGTTAGTAATACCCAAATTTATATAAAATTGGGTATAAACCTAATATTTTTTACTTTTTATGTATATAAAGGTGAAAAAAGTATAGTGTAAAGGTCGTTTATACGGGTACTTTAGAAATTATATTCGACCACCTGTGGTGGTGCGAATATAATTTTATTCTACGAATATAAGACTAAATTGTACCCTATATTTTTCCACAATTGAAAAATTTAACAAAAAAAGGCAGTTTTCAACGTATTTTTTGGCTAAAAAGCCGTACTTTTATGTACAATCTTTTCGAATGAAAAAAAATTGGTGGTGGGTAGCATTAGGAATTGTTGCATACATTGGATATAGAAAATATCTATTATCCCAAAGCATAAACCTATTTTACAAGGGTTTAGATTTTAGTAGATTAAGTATAACGGAACCAATTTTACAATTACAGGTTCAAGCAAATAATCCAACTTCAACAACTGCGGATTTACAAAATATAAGAGGTGAACTTTTTATTGATGGTGTAAACGTGGGTAGTGTTTTTGGTATTACACCTGTTACAATTGCTTCCGGTTCAAGCATTATTAATATACCTGTTACATTAAATTATTTAGGCTTAACTGATTTAATAACCAAGTTTAAGCAAAACCAATTTAGTTTAGAATTTAAAGGAACAATGATTGTAGATTTTATTACAATACCATTAAATTTTAATTACAATTTTTAATGATTAGCAAAGACACTATATTAGGTAAATTAACACCATTTTTAAACCAACAGAATGTTGTGGTAGAAAATCAAGGTGTTAATGATATAATTCAAGGAATACTTGAAACTCATAATAAATATGAGGATGAATACGATAAAATATACCCATATTTTATTGGTAGTGATTTACAGGAAACTTCTAAAAATATTTTTAATTTTTTAAAAAAGAATGTTCCTTACTTTATTGAAAGTAACGATTTTCAATTTTTAAAAAGTCCAGCAAGTATAATTTGTACTCCTTCCGATTGTAAGTCTTATGCATTATTTTCTTGTGGTGTATTAGATGCTATTAAGCGTAATACAGGTGAAGATATTGAGGTTGTTTATAGATTTGCTTCATACGATCCATTTGACAAAATTCCACAACACGTTTTTTGTGTTGTACGTGGGGATGGTGAAGAATTTTGGATTGATCCTGTATTAGATAAATTTAACGAAAAGAAAAAACCATATTTTTATAAAGATAAAAACATTAATAAAATGTCATTAGTAGGTTTAAGCGGTGTAGGTTCACACTCAAAAGTGGGTAGTACACTAACTGATGTATTAGATTCAGTATTGAAAGCGGCACCGGGTATTATTACTGCGACAAAGCCAACACCTACTTATGGTGCTTATGGTGGTAGTTCACAATATTCTTACCCAACAACACAAACAAGTGCAAGTACAGGTATGAGTACTAACACTATTTTATTGTTAGCAGTTGCCGGTTTAGGGATCTATTTTTTAACTAAAAAGAAATAGTGAAACAAGTAGGTTACATAGGATATAAAGAAATTACAAAACCTGCAAAAGTAGGTGTATTTCCAATTGCGGCAGTAGTCGAAGCGGCTGCGGTTGCATTTCCTTATGTAGTTAATATGTTCCAACACCCGGCAGCAGATGCACGTGGTGTTATTAGTGATGTTAAAAAAACTTTGCCAAGTTTAGATGCTAGAAATAGAATGGCACAAGTTTTAGCAGCTACACAAAGAATAAGTCCAAAGGCAAAAGATGTCGAAGCAAAAGAGTTGATTTTATGGTATAGACAAAGTTACCCTAATGATTATCAAACATTGTCGGTTGATGATAAAAACTATTGGAATAATTTTTGTTTAACTAATGCTCAACAATATCAAAATGTAAATGATGCGGCGGTTAATTACCAAAGAGCATTATTTACTGATTCGGAGATTAATTATGGTGTTAGTCCTGTTACTGCATTATTATCTAATAAAAACAATTTATTGCTATATGGCGGAATAGCTTTAGCAATTTTATTATTAATTAAAAAATAAAAGAATGACTGCATTACAATGGATAGTAAAAGAAGCTAAGGCAATAAAAAAAGCCTATCCAAAAAGATTCGCCAAATGGACGGATTATGTAGCACAAGCTTCGGCTATTTATGCAAAAAAGCATAAAGGTAAAAGTCCGGTAGGTAAAAAACACGCTAAAAAAGTGATAAGAAAAAAAATTGCAGGACCAAAAGATAGTGCTGCAATAAAAAAAGAATTAGCCAAAAAAGGTTTAAAAATGCCGCATGGTTATTCTACTATAAAACGCAAAAGAAAAATAAGTGGTGTTAAAAGAAAAAAACCAACTGAAATTCAAGTATTAAAATCAATACAAAAAGCAGTTAAAACACAAAAAACTCACATGGGAAAACCCAGAGTAATTAGTGGAATAACAAAAGCAGGTGAATTAAAAAGATTAACACAATTAGTTAAAAACACAAGTAGTAAATTAGAAAAGAAAGTAGCTTCAATGTTAAAAGAAAAAGTTACAAGAGGTAGTTATGATAGTTTACGAAGTGTTATGAATGATGTAATTACTCATGGTTTACAATCCGGTATTATAAATGATTTAATTTATTATAGTGATACTTTAAAATTTTATAAAACTTATAAAAAAGATATAATGTCATTATTAAGAGAGGAAATGTACGAACATGGATTTAATGACCCATATGTAATGTTTGGAAGAAATTGGGATAGAGATGATGTTTTTGCACAAGACACTCAAAATCAAAATTTATTAACATGGTTTAGTTTTGAAGTAATTACAAGACAATTAGCTAATCAATTAGGATACGATATTTAAAATAAAAATTTTCTCATAAACAATTAAAAATTAAAAAAAATGGCAAGAAGAAAACACGCTAAAAAACGCCACCATACACGCCGCAGAAAACACGCAATGCATGGTATAGGTGGTACAATTACAAGCGCTGCTTATTTAGTAGGTGGTGGTGTAATTGCTCAATTTGTTGGTAACATGATTAACAAGGCTACCGCTACAAGTACTATGTCAGCAGGAACTAAAAACCTAATTAATGGTGCAGTTCCAATTGTTGCAGGTGTATTAACTCCACGATTCATCAAAGGTGATGTTGGTGCTAAATTAGGCGCCGGTATGATTGCCGTAGGTGGTGTGAAGATTTTACAAAGTACAGGTGTATTAGCAGGTGTTGGCGCTATGGCTAATCCATATCGTAATTATCCTGTAAAGAATATTGCAGGTACACAATTAGCTAATCAAGGTACATACATTGCAGGTGTAAGAAATGCTGCAATCTTAGAAAAGTGCTAATTAACTTTTTTCACATTTAATAAAATATAAAAATAAAATAGATTATGGCTACTCAAATGGGACAAAGATTAGTATTCGAAAATTCAAAAATGTTAATCAATCAATTAGGTTACGATACTTCTCATGCAGTATTGACGCCTTCATATTTAAGAAGCGAGGTGCTTTTAAGTACTTCAAGTGCTTCTTATCGCGTACCTGTATTGATCAATGATAATACAAACGGAACTCCAACAGTACGTGAACAACGTTTATCTTTACAAGATTTATTCATTGTAAGTGGTATTCAAATTACTTTAGTAAGTGGTACTTCTACAAGTGCCGTTGCACAATCTTACACTTATCCAAATAAGACTGCGTTTTCAACAGGTAACGCACAATTGTATTCAGTGTACAATGGTTATTTGAATATTCAAGTAAACAACCAAAACGTATTACCTAAGTGGTCATTATTACAACACTTAGATGTGCCACAAGCTCAACAAAATACTAACTTCAATAGTGCTACTGCTACAAGCCCTGCACAATACTTAATTGATCAAGTATCTTTTGATGAGTATGCATTACAAGTTTGTGAACCAAATATTGTATTGAATGGTGCAAGTAACATTAACGCAAGTATCATATTACCAGGTGCGCCAAGTACTTTAGATTCGAACACTTATGTTTGTGTGAATTGGTATGGTATCTTAGCACAAAACTGTACTTCAGTAAAATAACTTTTGCGAAGTTTAAACGCTACTGCCGGCGGTCAGTTATTACCGCCCATTTTTTAATTTATAAAACGCAATTATGTTACGTATAGAAAGATTCGAAGCAGTTGAGATATCGGTGCCAAATGGTTCCACCTTAACCCGCTTCTATTTCCCGGATTTACCAAATTTGCGTAATGCTAAGATAACTGCAATTCAAGTTTATACACCGGGTGTAATTACCGCTACTCCATTAACAGGTAGTACACCGGTAACTGTTGCCGATTTAAAAAAATCTTTTTTGACTTTGTACGAAGGAGATTTACAATTAATCTACAACGTACCAATGTTAAACTTCAATAATATGGTAAGTGGTTCAACACCTGATCCATATACTTTTGAACTTCCTGCAATTAATGGCATTACAATTTCGTGGGTAAAATCTTATGTAGTATTACCAACTGCATTAGCTACAACTAACGTAGCTTATTCTTTTGGTGTTTACTATCATTTTTAAATTATAATAGTATGGCTGTAAATAATGCAATGGTTACAGGCACACGCGGTATAATGGAGTGGTACGATGATAATGCGTCCACTCCATATTATTCCGTTTGGTCGGGACCAAAACAAATGAACTTTAGTTGGAATGATGACGATCAAGACGCCGGTCGTCAAATATTAGAAAAAAATATTGCCGCTTTTGAGCAAAATGGCGTGGGTACTTTATTAACATTAAAGTTACACCCTAAGAAAGATAAGGCAGGACATATAACTAATGTTACACCGCATTATGCTTCTATTCAATTTAGACCAGCAGAATTAGAACGTGCAGTATATAATCCACACCATATTGCAGGTGTTAGAGATAATGAAACTTCGCAGTTATTAAAAGCAATGATTGAAAACCAAAACCTTATTTTATCAAAACTAAGTGAAAAAGAATTTGAGGAAGAAGAACCGGAAGAAGATAATAGCTTAGGCGCATTATTAAAGAATCCGCAAATACAAGGTTTAATGATTGCAGGTGTTAGCAAGTTTTTGGGTATTAATGAAGGTGGTTTAGGTGCCACAACAGGAATAGCAGGTATAAATGAGAATCCAGAGGAAGCGGTGATAATCTTAAATGACTTGATGAGCAAAGGTGTAACAATTGAACACCTAAGAAAATTAAACGAAATGAATAGTATTAAGTTAGCTTCATTATTAGCAATGTTGTAACTTTTTTAACCTTTATTATATGGCACAAAGTAACCAAAATAAAAAAATAGTAGCTTATGCAATTGGCATAGGCGCAGGATATTTTTTTATTGTTAAACCTATCTTAGTGAAATTAGGCATTATGAAAAGTGCCGAACAAATTGCACAGGAACAAGCGCAAAGCCAAAATATTCAAACTTATTTGACATATGATTCAGGTAAATTAACAAAAAGTATTGGCGAATGGCAAATAATTGCTAACACTATTTATAACGATTTAAAAGATATTGCAATTACTGATAATGTAAGCGATGCAATTTATCAATTGTGTAGAGTACAAACGGATGCAGATGTAAAAGCATTAATTGATACTTTTGGAAGCAGACAAACGACTACTTTTGGTTTTTCTTTTGGTACTTCGTTAATGCTTCCGGATTTTGTAAAGCAATCTTTGTCAAGTTCCGAACAGGACATAGTAAATAATAACTATCAAAGAAAAAATATAAAATTTAGATTCTAATGAAAGCAGGAACTATAAAATTATTAGGCGGTATTGCAATTGCTTATATACTTTTTTCATCCTTTAAGAAAAAAGGTGCGCTTACAGGTGATGTAAAAGCGTACGACTATCAAAGTAATACACCTACAAATGTACCGCAGGTATTTTCAAAAATTGGAACACAGGTATATGATAATAATGGAAGCATTATTTATACTTATGATACCGCAGGTATTGGAATGTCAATGACAGGACAAAAAGGTGATATGTTCAGCGTAGTTATTGGACAAAGTTTTATGAATGGTGTTGCAGGATTTGTATTTAAAAATGATGTACAAGTAATTGAATAATGGATAAAAAAGGTAGTAACATATTATTATTAGCTTTAGCAGGAATAGGTTTATACTATGCGTTTAAACCTAAGACTGCAACTGCACAGGTCGTTCCACCAACAACAGGTGGCGGTGATGGTGGTGGTGTTATTCCAATTACACCTATTATTCCTATACCTGTTGCACCAATTGAGGTAAGTCCGGCGGTGCCTGTTGATGTAACACCTGTTACACCAATTGCACCTGTGCAACCAAGTCCGGTTACACCAGCTTTACCAATTGATGTTACACCTGTGGAACCAACTCCAATTGATACACTACCAATATTAACAAACCCAATTTTAGATATTATCGGTATTACTCCTGTACTACCGGAACCTTCCCCCATTACACCAAGTCCGGCGCCAATAGTTTCGGTGCCGGAACCAAGTGTACCTGCGGAAAGAATAAGTACACCCGCTTTTCCAAGTGAACCTATTGCAAGTGTACCAAGTGTATTACCTGTACTAACAAGTCCAATAATGGATATTATTAGTCCTGTATTACCAATTTTACCTGTGGAACCGACACCTACACCAATTGTAGCACCGGAACCAACTCCAATATATTTTGAACCAAGTCCGATATTTTATCCGGAACCAACTCCAATATATTACGAACCTACTCCAATTGTAGCACCGGAACCAACTCCGGCGCCTGTGGAACCGACACCTATTTATAGTCCGGAACCAACTCCGGCGCCTGTGGAACCAAGTCCATATACACCGCCACCAAGTTTATATATTCCAGAATTAATTGGCGGTGGTAGTGGTGGTGCTTTTTATGATTATATAAATGAAATGATATTTAAAGGTGTATTTACACCAACGGAAGGTGCGGATTATTTAATATATGATACTATTAAAAATCAAGACAACGAAGAATTTGCATAAATAAAACAATATGAAAAAAGATACTTTAATATTATTAGGATTAGTCGGAATAGGTTTATACCTGTATTACAGGAATAAAAAACAAGCTGCTACCACACCTGTGGAACGCATTAAAGCAACCGCAGTTAATCCAAATAGTCCGGAAAACAATACAGGTGTAGTTGATATTGATAAAACAGGCGCACCAATATTGCAAACATTAGACGCACGTGGAAATGTAATTGAAAATCAAGTACAGGCACATTTTTCACTTTCGGGATATAAAAAATTAGGTTCAATACCAAATACTATTTAATATGACAGATGTAAGCATAAACGTATTAAAATACGAATTAGATTTTTTCACAGTTAGTACAAGTCAATACGTGGGTGGTTATCCATATAATAGCTTGACTTTTATTAACTATGGTACCAACGCAGTTAATATTGAAAGTGTTACTTTGCAACCATATCAACAATTTGAGATTACAGGTAACATTGGTGAAATTACTACCCAACGTTTCTTTGTAAACTTTGTAGGTAGTTTAAGCGGCAATGTTGTTGTAGTTCGTAAAAGATACTTAAACATTAATTAAGATGGCAATAAGGATAGATAATCAAGTAACTAATCAATTAGGTACACCGGCAATTGTAGCTAATAGCTATGCAAATAGACCTTCATCCGGTTATTTAGGAAGATTATTTGTTGCAGTTGATACTCATCAAATTTATCGTGATGAAATTACTGCATGGAATTTAATTGCAGATGCAGGAAGTGGAAGCGGTAACTTAGCAAGTGTATGTGCTAATGGTAATAGTACTTCAACAGGTATTAATCTATTAAGTAGTAATTTATTTATTAGTGGTTCGGGAACAATAACAGCACAAGCATTAAGTGATGGTGGTATATTATTTCCAATTACAGGTACATTTAGTCAAGATAATACCAACTTTGTTTGGGATAATACCAACAAAAGATTAGGTATCGGTAATTCCGCACCAGGTGCAAAATTAGATGTGCATGGAACCGGTACAATCATGCAAATGAATGGTACAGGAACAAGTAATAGTTATTTACAATTTCAAAACGCAGGTACTAATAAATGGTATATTGGAAATAGCTATAATGCTACCAATAATGATTTTATTATCTATGATAATACAAGTACTGCAATTAGGGCATATTTTTTAAATACAGGTTATGCTATTTTACCAAATAGTGTAATTATTGGTAGTTCAACCCGTACAAGTAGTTACGGATTAGATGTATATAATAGTGCAAACTTTCGTAGTGCTATAAGTGGTTTAACTGCTACTTTTTCAAGTTTTATAAATGCAGGTGTTGTTACAGGTGATAGTGGTGCAACCGGAACACCATCAATTGTTGCAAAAGTAGGTGGCGGTGGTAATAATGGAACTTTTGGTTTTGGTAATGATACAAATTATCTTATTAAAGGTGGTAGTGATTTTGGGAATATGCAATTTGTTACAGGTGGTTCAGCAAATACAAGAATGACCATTACAGGTGGTGGTGGAATTATTATGGGTACTGCTGCACCTACATCTCCTTTAGTTAATCAACTTTGGATAGGTGCTCAAAATACTGGTGGTATTTTTGTAGGAACTGCCGCAAGTGGAAGTACGGGACAAGGTGGTTATAGCATAGGATATGATAGTGCAGATATTGGACACGCAAATGGAACTGCAAGTGGTACTACTTATAATAGATTTTTATATAATGGTTCAGTTATTGGTAGTATTACACAAAATGGTACTACTGGTGTTTTGTATAATATTACATCTGATTATAGATTAAAAGAAGATTTTAAAGAAGTTAAAGGTCTTGATAAAATATCCTTAATTAAAGTTTATGATTATCAATGGATAGGTACAAATGAAAGAATGGATGGTGTTTTAGCACACGAATTACAAGAAGTTATTTCTTATGCAGTAAGTGGTAAAAAAGATGAACTATATGAAGATGGTACTATGAAAGCACAAGGAGTTGATTACTCTAAATTAGTTCCAATTTTAGTAAAAGCTATTCAAGAATTAAACGATAAATTAGTTAGAAATAACATTAATTAATATGAAACAAATACAACCTGTATCAATATGGTACAATGGACAAATGCTACAAGCTACAATATTTAACTTATTATCAAACCTTGATAATTTAAGTACTACTGCTAATTTTTATTATCAATTATTTACAAGTGATAACATACAATTAGCAAGTGGTTATATAGATATGACCGGATTTGAATACGATGCATATTCTACAAGTCCAGATTCAAACGCTTATGCCTATCAATGGGGTGCAACCCAATTAAACCTTACCTTAGTTTAAACAAAACACAATTTATATGGAAAACCAAAAAGCATTAGAAATTTTAAAAACATTAATTGACCAAGCAATTAAAAGAGGTGTATTTGAAAACGCAGACACAGTCTTAGCCGTTTCGGAAGCATATAACACAATTGCAAAGCAAATTATTGACAAGGATAAACAAAATGAGCAATAACCATTTAGACCATAATAGTATTAGTGGCGCATTATTAAGTGTAGGTAGCTACATATTAAGTATTAATCAAGTTAATATGATTGCGTCTATGTTGTTTATGACGATAAGTGGTATTGCTTCTATTTCTACAATTTATTATAATATTAAAAAGATAAAAGACATAGACAATGAAAAACCCTAAAACAACAATATTTGGTTTATTAGCCGCCGTAGGTGGTTATTTAGCAACAAGTACAACAGGTACTTTACAAGTGGTAGGTCAATTAGTAGGTAGTTTTTTTACCTTTCTAACAGGTGCCGCCGCACAGGACTCAAAATAATGGTATGACCAAAGATAAAAAAGCCGTCATCGGGATCGTGGTGGCTACAATTATTTTAATTATGTTACGCAAACAAATAGCAACTGCGCTTAATAAAACTCCTTTTGGTAGTGTAAGTGATAAACTTTTTAATGTTATCAGTTCGTTCGAAGGATTTGACCAGGTGGCGGTATATGATGTTAATGGTTACGCCGTAGGTTATGGTTCCCATTATAATTGGGATGCAAAGCGTCCTGTACAAAAAGGTGATATTATTGACAAAGCAACCGCAAAGCAATGGTTACTAAATGACGCACAACAGGATTATCAATTTGTACAATCTATTGTAAAAGTTCCTATTAATGATAATCAACTATTGGCGCTTAGTTCCTTTAGCTACAATGTAGGTAGAGGTAACTTACAAAATAGTACTTTACTTAAAATGCTTAATGGTGGAATTAGTAAGGTATTAGTAGCCGATGAATTTGACAAATGGGTATTTGTTAGTGGGCAAAAATCGGATGGTTTAAAAAAGCGCAGACAAGCCGAAAAACAACTTTTTTTATCTTAGATAGTTTTGCATATAAATAAAGGCAGGTTTAATCCAAGGTCGAGGGGTGTTTCTACACCCCTTTTTTATTTGACATATAGGCGCTTATAATAGGCGTTATTTTCCTTATAATACAAATTGGTATAGTGGGCGCCAATTTGCTCTAAAAAACGCATAAAACTGCCCAAATTTGAGATATTTCTATACTTCCTTACATTGGTGCCATTGTCAAAAAATACTATGGCAGTATAAAGCGTTTTTGCCATCTTACAATTTTTTAGGGTTAATTACGAAAAACTTTGTACCTAAATAATCCAAGCTCACAATTTTACGGGTTAAAAGCAATTTACTAAGCGCCCTAAGGATGGTAATTCTTTTGTACTTAGTTATTTCGGAAAGGTCGGTTAAACAGGCGCCTTTGCGTTCCTGTATGATAAAATAAATTTTTTGGGTGTAATTCATAAAGTCCTATATTTGTGGTGAAAAAAGTTGCCGGTTTCGGTATTGAATGTTAGTAAATATATTCAATTGGGCGCCCTAAAAAGGCGCCCTT